AATAATATTTCTTTCAATTATAATAATTATTATAATTTTATTTATTATAAAATATTAATACAAATAATGGCAGATAATAGGGATGAGGATGTAATTGTATTAATTGATGATGACGGTCAATTACCTAAAATTAAAGCTGATTTTGTTAATATCTCTACATCAACACCAACGTCTAGAGATGAAAAATTATTAACTTTGTATGAATTCAATAATGATAAAAGAAATTCTATATGTCAAACTGAAAATAATGATACTATAAATGATATTAATTATAGAAAAGATAAATTATTGAAAAATATTAAGGAAAGTAAGAAAAAAATAACAACATCATTATATATAATATCGGCAAAATATGATTTAATTTATTTTAGATATAATCGCATATCATTATTAATATTAATAATATCAACTGTAACAACATTTATAGAAGCTATTAGATTAATATTAATAAATTATCAAAATGATGTTGAAGACCAACAACAAAAATTATATATAAATGCCGGTGGTAATTCAACCGATATTATTAAACCTACAGGAATGGCATCATTAATATCAAAATATGAGATTTCATTAATAATAAATATGATTACATTAGCATTAGGAACATTATTAACTATATTAAGTTCAATAGTTAAATTTAGAAATTATCGTGAGAATATGGAGAAACTTAAAAATATACACGATATATTATTTAATTATAAGATTATGTATAATAAACAAAAAGATTTAATAGATTATTTTATATTATCAAATAATTTTACTCCAGAGTTATTTGATAAGATGGTAGAAAATGTTGAGAATATTAATAAAGAGATAAAAGATATTAATATCTTTGAGAATATTCGTATTAAGGATATTATTAAATTCAATCGTATTAAAGTTAAACATGATATAGAATTAAAGAAATTGGCAAATAAGAGAGAATTGGATTTTTTAAAATTAACAGTTGAATCAACTAAGAATAAATTTATATATGAAAATCAAAAAAATAATATTTCAGATTGTGAAAAAAATAATAATAATTCATGTTTTTAATTTGAATAAGCTAAACCTCCCATACCTGAAAGTATGCGTAGAACATTATAATTAACAGTGAATATATAAATAGTGCCACTAACACTTGAAGCTATATTTAATACAGCTGTATCAATACGGGACATATTTAGAGTTCCTGATGGTTGATGTTCCTCGGGTTTTATAGCGAATGAATAAGTATTAATACCATTATTGAAGACATTTGGAGTATATTCGTGATGCTGATAAGGTTGAACTAAATTGAAATAATTTCCTCGGCGTTCAGCAAAACGGTCATTTCCATTTAATTGTATTTTAGCCATTGTTACAGGGTTCTTAGATATGGCATATTGATTATCACCATTGCGATTAGTGAAATTATTCCAATAAGGAATAGCTACTTGATTACTAGTAGTTGAAGTATAATCAGGTTTTACAACCCAGATTAATTCTTTACAAGGATGATTGAAATTCATGCGAATACTTTTCATTGAATTATTAACAGAAGCCAATATAGTATCAGAACCAGTAAATTGTAATTGTTCTATTAAATATTCATGAGATAATTGAGCAAAACGGCGACGTTCATCAGTATCAAGGAAAATATAATCAACCCATAAGGCAGCAGTATTTAATTTTAAGTTAGATGGTGAACCATTTAATGATGAATTAACAGCATTTGTTAGTGCACTATTAATAGCAGTATCTCTTCCCGAACCTGATATAGCAGCAAAAGCACGGTCTGAATAATTATTACCAGTATCAACCATTTTATCAAGAGATTCAAATTCAATATTTATTTTAACTTCGTGATATTGAAGAGCAATTAAAGGAAGAGCTAAACCAACATTACGGCAAAACCAAAATTCTAAAGGCACATATAATGAATAAGATTGTTGAGCTTCTAATAATATAGAACGATTATATTTATCACCACCAACCATTAATTTATAACCATCACGTTTTCCAACAGGAAGTGATAGTTCATTCCATATATATAGCCATTCTGAATAATGTTTATCAATTCGCTGACCTCCAATTTCAAGTTCAATAGTTTTTAATAATTTTAATCCAAAATAAGGAACTAATGCTACAGCTTTATTAAATTCATCAGTAGCAGCAGCAGAAACAGCGATTACCAGTTAAATAAACATCCTGAGCACCATAAGCAACAAGTTGAAGAAGACCACCACCCATTTATGCTATATTCTTTATACTATAATAGGAGAAAAAAAAAGTATATATATATTTAATTTGAATATGCTAAACCTCCCATACCTGAAAGAATACGGAGAACATTATAATTAACAGCATATATATGTAATGTGCTGCTAGTTGGGATATAGTCAACAGCACTTGAACCGGTTGCTTCTTCAAATGTTAAATTTAATACAGCTGTATCAATACGAGACATATTTAAAGTACCTGATGGTTGATGTTCTTCGGGTTTAAGAGCAAATGAATAAACATTAATACCAGCGTTTGTTGGTATATTTTCGTGATGTTGATAAGGTTGAACTATATTGAAATATCGTCCAGGGCGCTCATAAAATCGGTCATTTCCATTTAATACTAATTTAGCAGATTTAATAGGATTTGATGGTTCCTTGATTGTTTTTAAATAATTATAATTAGTTTGTGCTACTTTATTAATGATATTAGTATTATTTGTTAATGCTGCAGCACCAATATCAGGTTTAGTTGTGAAATTAAACCAACTTTTATTTTTATTAGTTGTATAATCATTAGCAGTAAACCATATTAATTCTTTGCAGGGATGATTAAAATTTAATTTAGTTTTTTGTCCTAAAACTGATGTTACAGCTTCTTGTCCTGTGAATTGTAATTGTTCTATTAAATATTCATGAGATAATTGAGCGAAACGGCGACGTTCATCAGTATCAAGGAAAATATAATCAACCCATAAAGAAGATGAGAATAAACCAGCAGTAGTGGCACATTTTTCTGCTGTTTCAAAATTAATATTTATTTTTACTTCGTGATATTGTAGAGCAATTAAAGGTAGAGCTAAGCCAATATTACGGCAAAACCAGAATTCAAGAGGTATATATAAAGTTGAATTTGCAACAGTAGTACCTCCATAAGCACCAACCATTTCATTATATCCTAATCGTTTTGATTTTGGTAAAGTTAATTCATTCCATACATATAACCAATAAGAATAATGTTTATCAATTTTTTGACCTCCAATTTCAATTTCAACATAATTAATTAAACGGAGACCATAATAATTAACAGCACCTGCAACATCTCCATTTGGTTTAACTTGTAAATACATGCGATTAATTAAATCTCCATTTCGTGATATTTGGCAGGTGATTACCAGTTAAATAAACATCCTGAGCACCATAAGCAACAAGTTGAAGAAGACCACCACCCATTTATGCTATATTCTTTATACTATAATAGGAGAAAAAAAAAGTATATATATTTAATTTGAATATGCTAAACCTCCCATACCTGAAAGAATACGGAGAACATTATAATTAACAGCGTATATATTTACACTTCCTGAAACACCTGTTAATACTTTAAGGTCTAATATTGCTGTATCAATACGAGACATATTTAAAGTACCTGATGGTTGATGTTCTTCGGGTTTGAGGGCAAATGAATAAACATTAATTCCACGATTTCGTGGGATATTAGTATGATGTTGATATGGTTGAACAAGATTGAAATAAGAACCATCACGAACATTAAAACGGTCATTGCCATTTAATTGTAAAAGACATTCTTTAAATGGATTTTTAAAATCAGTATTAATTTTAGAATCATCATATGGTATAATATTATCAATAATAGCATTACTTAGTGATGCAGTAGTAATACCAGCAGCTTCTGAAAGAGCTAAATTTGATGTTATAATAAATTCATTTACAGAAATACTTAAATCAGGTAAATTAAATAAACCATATGCATTTGAATTATTTGCAATAGCAGAAGTAAAAGTATAATTATACCATTGAGATACAGGAGTATGTATTTTAGGAACCCATATTAATTCTTTGCAAGGATGATTGAAATTTAGTTTAACACGAGAACCTGAAGAATTTAAAGTTTCAGTTCCTGTAAATTGTAACTGTTCTATTAAATATTCATGAGATAATTGAGCGAATTTACGGCGTTCATCAGTATCTAAATAAATATAATCAACCCATAATTTAGGATTTTGTAATGAATTCGCAATAGTTTCAGCAGAATTTGCACCATTAGCAAAAGTATCTGTTTTTAGGAAAGTACAATTAGCAAAAGTTTCAAAATCAATTTTAATTTTAACTTCATGATATTGAAGAGCAATTAATGGAAGAGATAGACCAATATTGCGACAAAACCAGAATTCAAGGGGTATATATAAATAAGTAGTAGCATCTCCATTAGTAGCATAAGTAGCATTATTTAATGCATCACTATCAGCACCAACCATAGTATCCCAAGCGAAACGTTTTCCTATTGGTAGGGAAAGTTCATTCCAGATATATAACCAATCAGAATAATGTTTATCTATTTGCTGTCCACCAATTTCAATAGAAACTTGTTTTAATAATCGTAATCCTAAATAATTAACATAAGAATTATTAGTAGTATCAGTTAAACCTTTAATTCCTACTTCTAAATAGGAGCGATGGATTAAATCACCATTGCGAGAAATTTGGCAATAGACGGTATTTCCATAATTGGGATTACCGCTAAAAGTTTGTTCTATAGCTTCCATAGCAAAATTAGTATGTCGGCGATATACAACTTTGAAAAAAGTTATTTGAGGATTACCAGTTAAATAAACATCCTGAGCACCATAAGCAACAAGTTGAAGAAGACCACCACCCATTTATGCTATATTCTTT